GTGCTATCGGTCCTAACGCCCTTTCAGGTTCAGGTCTTGACACCAAAACTGGTGGTCTAGCTGGTTTCGATCCTATCATGATCAGCCTAGTCCGTCGTGCCATGCCTAACCTAATGGCTTATGACATCTGTGGCGTTCAGCCAATGAGCGGTCCTACAGGTCTCATCTTCGCCATGAAGGCTCACTATCAGCACAACGGTGCTGCTGGTCTACGTAAGGGTCGTGAAGCTCTCTTCAACGAGCCTGATGTAAACTTCTCAGCTAACACCCAGGGTCCTGCTGCTTACAACGATCCAGTTGTACCTATCGGTGTTGCTAACGATCCTTCATATGCTGCTTCAAACCCAGGTCTTCTTAACGATGACGGCACTGGCGCTGGTACTTACGAGCGTGGCGTTCGTCCTATCGCCCGTGAGACCGCTGAAGTTCTTGGATCAGGTTCGACCCTATTCAACGAAATGAGCTTCAGCATCGAGAAGACTGCTGTAACCGCCAGAACCAGAGCCCTACGTTCGGAGTACACTCTAGAGCTAGCTCAGGATCTTAAGGCTGTTCACGGTCTTGACGCTGAGCAAGAGCTAGCCAACATCCTCAGCTCGGAGATCCTTGCTGAAATCAACCGTGAAGTTGTTCGTACCGTATACACCATCGCTAAGCCTGGTGCTCAGAACAACGTTGCTACCGCTGGTGTATTTGACCTTGACGTTGATTCAAACGGTCGTTGGTCAGTTGAGAAGTTCAAGGGTCTTCTCTTCCAGGTTGAGCGTGATGCCAACGCTATCGCTCAAGAAACCCGTCGTGGTAAGGGTAACTTCCTCATCTGCTCAGCTGACGTAGCTTCAGCTCTAGCGATGGCTGGTGTACTCGATTACTCTTCAGGTCTAACTGGTGCTGGTGGTCCTTCCATCGGTCAGGTTGATGACACTGGCAACCTCATGGTTGGCACCATCAACGGTCGTATCAAGGTCTTCGTTGATCCTTATTCGGCTAACCTATCGAACGATCATTACTATGTCATGGGTTATAAGGGAACCAATCCTTATGATGCTGGTCTCTTCTATTGCCCATACGTTCCTCTCCAGATGCTACGTAGCATTGATCCTAACACCTTCCAGCCTAAGATTGGCTTCAAGACCCGTTACGGCATGGTTGCTAACCCATTCGTATTCAACGGTGTTGATGGAGACGGTGTACCCATTCCTGATGCTGAAGCTCTTACCGCTTCTAAGAACATGTACTACAGACGTGTTCGTATCAAGAACCTCATGTGATCCATTCTTCACAAATTACCAAGAGCCCTTCGGGGCTCTTTTTTTATGGAAATAAATATTAATAGCTTGGGAAGTTGACATGCCTGCTGAATGGTATAAAGAGCAACCAGTAAATAGAAACTATCTTTCTCCTACTGGGTTTGCTCTAAAATTAGAAATATTTGAAGGTGTAGATTTTTTCTGTCAAAGAGCAAATCTTCCAGGAATTAGTATGCCCTTCACGGAAGTTCCAACTCGTTTCAGAAGTTTTCCTATTGTACCTGGAGGAGGAGTTACTTACGAAGATTTAAGTCTCACCTTTATTGTTGACGAGAATTTAAAAAACTATCATTCGGTTTGGAAATGGATTCGTAAAAATGGAGGATCAGAAGAACATTCAGGTACTACATTAGAATATTCAAAAGGACAATTGGCAATTTTATCTTCAAATTTTAATCCATCATTTTTTATAGATTTTGATAATCTATTTCCAATTAGTTTAACTCCAATTGAATTTGATGCCTCGGTACAAGATATAGATTACTTCACAGCACAAGTAATTTTTAAATATACTGGTTATACTATTCGTGATAAAAACTTTAAGGAACTATGAAATTTGATACTATCGTTAAATTATTTGAACAAATTAAAGAAGAGTGGAAAGAAGATAGTCAAGTAGATTTTCAATTCAAAAATAAAGAATACACAGAGGATCTCGGAAAATTAGCATTAGAGATTCCTTTTCAACATAACAAATATTTAAATTATTACATTGATCTTTCACAAGAAAAAACTTCTTTGGAGTTTCAATTAAGATCATTAATAAGAAACAAAAGAGAATATTATTCTGGCGAAGCTGATGCCAAAGTATACGCCGAAAAACCTTTTGGTTCTGCTATTAAGACAGCAGAAAAAATGAAAACATATTTAGAATCAGATGAGGAGATTATCAATTTAGAAGCTAAAATTAAGTATATCGAACAATCATTATACTTTTTAGATAGCGTCATGAAAATGGTTTCTAATCGAGGATTTCAAATTAAATCAGCGATTGAATGGGAAAAATTTATTAATGGTGTTACTTAATGTCTAGATTAATTATTAAAAAGAAAAACGAAGTATTTTTACAGATTCAAGCAGAACCATACATCCATCAAGAATTATCTGATTACTTTACATTTGAAGTTCCAGAAGCAAAGTTTTTAAAAAGAAATCCCAAGTACAAATATTGGGATGGAACTATTCGACTCTACTCTCCTGGCACAGGAGAAATGTATGTTGGTTTGTATAATCAATTATCTCTGTGGGCAAAAGAAAAAAACTATGTTATTGAAACCGTAGAAAATAATTGGTATGGCAATGTTACTGATGTAAATTCGTTGGTCTCCCCAGAAGGCATAAAAACTTTTGTAGATAAAATTTCTAATATTAAAGCTAGAGATTATCAGTATTACACTGTATACCTTGCTCTCAAATATAACCGTGGCTTATTCTTATCTCCCACTGGTTCTGGTAAATCACTAATGATTTATTCTTTGGTGAGATACTACCACGCCACAGATAAGAAAATCTTAATCATTGTTCCTACGACTTCTCTTGTGGAACAGATGGTCAAAGACTTTATTGATTATGGATGGAATGCTGATGAACATATTCACAAAATTTATTCAGGTCAAGAAAAGAATTCTGACAAACCTATTATCATTTCTACATGGCAATCCATTTACAAGTTTCCTAAAAGATATTTTGATGACATTGATTGTGTAATTGGTGACGAAGCACACTTGTTCAAATCTAAATCACTCACTGGTATTATGGAAAAGCTTCATAATGCCAAGTACAGATTTGGATTTACAGGTACACTGGACGGAACTAAAACACACAAGTGGGTTCTTGAAGGATTGTTTGGTGCTTGTGAAAAAGTAACCAAAACAGATGACTTAATTAAAAAAGGTCATCTATCAAATCTTCGTATTAAGATTCTTCTGTGTAAGCACGAGTATCAATACTTTGAAGATTATCATGAAGAGATGGATTATCTTGTTACGAACAAGAAACGAAATAATCTAATCAAAAATCTTGTGAATGATCTTGATGGTAACACATTAGTTTTGTTTAACTATGTTGAAAAACATGGTGAGCCATTGTACGAATTAATAAATAATACAGTTAGTAATAACAGAAAAGTATTTTTTGTTCATGGTTCAATTGATACAGAGGACAGAGAAGCTGTAAGGAGTATTGCTGAAAAAGAAGATAATGCTATTATTATTGCTTCCTATGGAACGTTTAGCACTGGAATCAACATTAAGCGTCTTCACAATATTATATTTGCTTCTCCATCTAAATCTCGTATCAGAAATCTCCAATCGATTGGAAGAGTTCTTAGAAAAGGAGAAGGCAAAGAAATAGCTACTCTTTATGATATCGCTGATGACATCTCTACAAAAACTAGGCAAAATTATACTTTACGACATCTTCAAGAAAGAATTAAAATTTATCAAGAAGAAAATTTTAAATACGAAATTATAAAAGTAAATTTAAAATAATATGGAAGAAGAATTCTTTTCTACTATAAAGTTGACATCTGGTGAAGAGATCATAGCTAAAGTATCTTATTTACCAGATGAAGACTCTATATTATTAGATAAACCTATGTTAGTAGAAAAAATAACACAAAAAAGAAACGGTAAAAGTACCGAAGCATTTGTGTTAAAGGATTGGATTAATTCTACTTATGATACTATGTTTGTAGTTAGAATGGAACAAGTAGTTACTATGTCTGAACTAGACAAACGTATTGAGAAGTTTTATCTAAGTAATACTGATTTAGAATATAAAAACTCTACATCTATAAATGTTAGTCCAGATCAGTTTAGTAAACGTATGGGTTACTTAGGATCTATTAAAGAAACTAAAAAACTTCTAGAAGAGATCTATAAAAAATCCTAAAGTAATTTAAAGTATTTAAAGATATTATTTCTCTTGAACCCTGACAGAGTTATTCTACTGGGTTTCTGAGGATCTGTCAACCCCCCTTGACAAACCTCTTCAAATGGTCTATACTGATACCATAACAATTTGGATAGAGACATGTATCATGGCAAAAAAGAAAACAGAAAATTACGTCAATAACAAGGATTTCTTAGAGGCAATCAGCGTTTACAGGAAAAAAGTTCTTGATGCAAAAGAGAAAGGTCTTCCCAAGCCTCGTGTTCCGAACTACATTGGCGACTGTTTTCTGAAGATTGCCACACACCTGTCATACAAGCCTAACTTTGTAAACTATATGTTCCGTGATGAAATGATCTCGGATGGCATAGAAAACTGTTTACAATATATTCATAACTTTGATCCAGAAAAATCAAGTAATCCTTTTGCTTATTTCACTCAAGTAATTTACTTTGCTTTTCTACGTAGGATCGCTAAAGAAAAGAAACAACTAGAAATTAAAACTAAAATACTTGAACGTAGTGGTTACGATCACGTAATGTATACTGAAAGTTTTGAAGGAGACATGGCAGGACTTAATCAAAATTATTCTGATATGTCTGGCATCAAAGAGAACCTTGAGATTAAGAACAAGCGATGACAGTAGCTCTTATTACTGATCAACACCTGGACGGAAGAAAAGGTAGTGTGATTTTTTGGGAATACTTTTTGGAGTTTTATAATGAAGTATTTTTTCCAACTCTTCAAGAGAAGGGAATATCTACCATTATCGACCTCGGAGATACGTTCGATAATCGTAAGGGCATTGATTTTAATGTTTGGAATCGTATTCGCCGCCATTACTTTGATCGTATCCGTGAGCTTGGCATTACTCTTCATATGATTACTGGAAATCATGATGTGTATTACAAAAACACAAATGATATAAATTCTCCAGATCTACTTCTTTCCGACTATGACAACATCATCGTCTACTCAAAACCCACCACCACATCTATTGAGGGCGTTCCTATTTGTATGCTCCCTTGGATCAATTCTGAAAATGAAGCAGAAGTTCACCAACACTTAAAGCAAACTTCTGCTAAAGTGGTGATGGGACATCTTGAACTCAATGGCTTTGAGGTTTCTCCTGGTCTAGTTCACGAAGGTGGTATGGACCCAGATGTGTTCATTAAGTTCAAGCAAGTGTTCTCTGGGCACTTCCACCACAAATCCAGAAAAGGAAATGTCACATACCTAGGCAATCCTTATCAGATGTTCTGGAATGATTACAAAGATCCCCGAGGCTTTCATCTGTATGAACCGTCATCCAATAAGTTATCTTTCGTCAAGAACCCATACGAAATTTTCCAAAAGATTTATTATGATGATGCTGATCCTAATTTCAGCGTCAATCCCAGCGACTATTCAAACACTTTTGTTAAGGTTATCGTAGAGAACAAAACTGATTACTTCAGATTTGAAAAGATGATTGAAGCATTGTTTGATGTTGGTGTTCATGATCTTAAGGTAGTAGAAACACTTGTGGAAAAAGATACGGTAAAACATGTTGATTCAGAATTAGAAGTTAAAGATACTCTTTCTCTTCTTAATGAATACATTGATGAAGTAGAAATTTCCGTAAACAAAAATCAACTTAAGAATATTATGAAGTCACTATATATTGAAAGTTGTGAAGTAGTATGATGTTTATTCTCACACTCAAAGATAAACCAGAAGGTGTTTTTTCTGTAGTAGATGATGAAGGTGATCAGGTTATTCCTATCTTTGAGTGTGAAGATGATGCAGAAAGATATCAAATACAACTTGACGATCTTTTACCAAACAAATACATACTTCAAATAATTGAGATTGAAGAAGAAATAATTGTAAATGCCTGTGAAGAACGGGATCAAAAATATGCTATAATTACCGTAGATGATTTTATTGTTCCACCTGAAGAATTGTAATGATTGTTTTTAAAAAATTGAAGTGGAAAAATTTCTTGTCCACAGGAAATACTTTTACAGAATTTGATCTGAATAAAGCAAAAACTAATTTGATTGTGGGAACAAACGGAGCAGGTAAAAGTACCATCCTTGATGCTCTCACTTTTTCTTTGTTTGGGAAACCATTCAGAAAGATTAATAAACCTATGCTATTGAATAGCATCAATGGTTCTGATCTTGTTACCGAAATTGAATTTGAATCTGGTAGAAACCAATTTAAAATCATTCGTGGTATTAAGCCAGGTATTTTTGAAATCTGGCAAAATGGAGTTCTTTTAGATCAATCGTCGTCAACGGCAGACTATCAAAACTATCTTGAAAAGAACATCCTCAAGATGAACTACAAATCATTTACTCAGATTGTGGTTCTTGGTTCTTCTACATTTGTTCCTTTCATGAGATTGCCGTTGGCATCACGAAGGGAAATTATCGAAGACATTCTTGATATTCAAATTTTCTCTGTGATGAATATCAATCTTAAAGAGAAGCTCAAGTTTGCTAATGATGATATCAAAGATCGTGACTATCAATTAGATCTTCTTCAGGAAAAAGTTACGATGCAGAAGAACTTCATTGCTAATCTCGATCTTCAAAATCAGAATGATATTCAAGAGAAGAACAATAAAGTTTTTCATTTTACTAAACTGGAAAAAGAAGTTGCTGGCAAACTTGGTAAACTTAATCAAGACAGAGAAGCAATTACTGAAGAAATGAAAGAATTTTCTACAGCTACTGCTAAGCTCAAAAAGCTTGGAAATCTTCGTGGTAAGATTCAGCAAAAATTTACAACTCATAAAAAAGAGCATCAATTTTTTACTGAAAATACTACCTGTCCTACTTGTACTCAACACATTAGTGAAGACCTACGAGATGCTAAAGTTTCTGAGATCATGGAATCGATTAAAGAACTTAAGCAAGGCATGGATGAAATGGAACTTGCTATTAAACTTGAAGAGGAAAGAGAATCTATCTTTACTGAGCTAAGTCAAAGATGTACTAATATCTTTAATGATATTCAAATTCATCAGTTTCAAATTAGCTCTTATCAATCACAAATTCAAGATCTCCAGAAAGAAATTTCTGAACTACAAAACAATAACTCTAACCGTAACGAAGAAGATTCTAAACTACAAGGTCTAGAAAAAGCTTTACAAGTAGCTAAGGATCAAATGATTGCTGTGAAAGAAGAACGTGATTGTTTTCTGGCTGCCAGTCAATTACTCAAAGACAACGGCATTAAAACCAGAATCATTAAACGTTATCTTCCAGTGATGAATAAACTCATCAACGAGTATCTTCAGAACATGGACTTCTATGTGAACTTCACTTTGAACGAAAGTTTTGAAGAGACAATCAAATCACGTTATAGGGACTCATTTTCATATGAATCATTTAGTGAGGGAGAAAAGGCTAGAATTGATATTGCTCTTCTGCTTACTTGGAGAGCTATTGCTAAGCTTAAGAATAGCGTGGATACTAATCTATTAATCTTAGATGAAATCTTTGATGGATCACTTGACCAATCTGGCACCAGTGAGCTAGGATGGATTCTCCGAAACTTTGACGAGAGTACCAACGTGTTTGTGATCTCCCATAAAGAAGGTATGGAAGAAAAGTTCGATAAAACTTGGAAGTGTGAAAAAATTAAAAACTTCAGCGTGGTCCGAGAGACAGTTAATGAAGTGGCAAAGGAGGGGTAACACCCTCCTTTTTTTTGTACTATACTAACGGAAGTTCAAAGGAAACCAATGTCCGTTAACCACGAAGTCAAGGGTACTCTCGCCAAGCTGCTGGCAACAGAGAACCTCATCATCGAGCACAAGAAGGTGCCTACAGCGTGTTTTGATGTTCATAACCGTATTCTGACCCTCCCGATCTGGGACAGGGCTTCTAGCGTCGTCTACGACCTTCTGGTGGGCCATGAGGTTGGACATGCACTGTACACTCCCAATGAAGATTGGCGTAACATCGCTAACGTTCCTAAGGACTATGTAAACGTTGTCGAGGATGCTCGTATTGAGAAGCTGATGAAGCGTAAGTATCCTGGTCTGGCACGTACCTTTTACAGCGGTTACAGCGAACTGAATCGTGATGACTTCTTCTGTATTGAGGACGAAGATCTGAATGAACTGTCGCTGATCGACCGTATCAACCTTCACTTCAAGATTGGTGCCTACGCTCAAATGCCGTTCGATGAATTTGAGCAGCAGTTTGTTGAAATGATTGATGGTGCCGAAACTTTCCAACAAGTTCTTTCTATCTGTGAACTGATTCACAAGTATGTGAAAGAAAAACAGCAAGAACAACTGTCTATGGGCAATCCTTCTTCTGATGGCAATGAAGGTGATGGGAATGGTTCTGGCGAATCCAATGGTCAATCTCAGAATGAAATGATCTCTGGTGAGGGTGGAATGTCCAAACCCTCCAGTGGAGATTCTGAAGAAGGTTCTAACAAAAACCAGAGTGATATGGAAACCCCTATTGGATCTGGTGGGGGCGGTCCTATGGATGAGCAGAACAATGAAGAAGTTTCTAAAACTCAACAGGCATTTGATCAGCAAGCACAGAAGCTGACCAATCACTATGCCAAAGAAACTACTTACATTGAAATTCCTGATTTGAAAATGGAACACGTAGTCGTTGACTACAAAGTTCTTACCAATTACGTCAACGATTGTTTCCAAGAAGCTATCGAAGATGGTCGTTATCCTGCTAATCCTTTCAAAAAAGTAGACGAAGATTTCCGTAAGTATCGTTCTGAATCCCAGAAGGAAGTGAACTATTTGGTTAAAGAGTTTGAAATGAAGAAGTCGGCAGACGCTTATCAGCGGATGTCTATTGCTAAAACTGGCACTTTGGATACCAGCAAGCTCCACACGTACAAGTACAACGATGACATCTTCCGTAAGGTTTCTGTAATTCCTGACGGTAAGAATCACGGTCTGGTGTTTGTGCTGGACTGGTCTGGTTCTATGAATGATTATCTTCTGGATACCGTGAAGCAACTCTTCAACCTTGTGTGGTTTTGTAAGAAAGTTCAGATTCCTTTTGAAGTGTATGCTTTCACTTACGAGTGGAGCAACTCTTACATTGATTCTAGTTACACTAGTCCTAAGGATCTTTATAAGAAGAGTGATGGAATTATTGAAGTTCATCGTCGTTTTCGACTGATGAATATGCTTAGTTCCCGTGCCAACAACAAGATGCTCGACAATTGTATGCTCAATCTGTGGCGTCTTGCTGCTCGGGAAGATGAAAAATATGATGGAGCAACTTACAATCATTATCCTGTTCCTCAAGGATTTAGTTTGAGCGGAACTCCTCTTAACGAATCCATCATTGCCCTTCATAAAATCATTCCTGATTTTAAAACTCGGAACAAACTCCAGAAAGTTAATGTTGTTATTCTAACCGATGGAGAGGGCAACCACTTGAATTTCCACAAGAACATCCAGCGTCCTAATGGTTCTTACAATTACATGGGTCAGAACTATATTGACAACGATACTGCTCTTCGTGATCGTAAGAAAGGATTTGTGTATCGTAATTTCCAAATGGATAACGTAGATTACAATCTCACTGCTGTTCTTTTGAAGAATCTGAAAGATAACTTCCCTGAAGTGAATCTGATTGGATTCCGAATCTGTAGTGGTAGTGCTGTTTCTTACCTTTACCGATCGCTGTATAAAGCTGTTGGTGGTCTGGAACCTGATGAAATGATGAAAGTATGGCGTAAAGAAAAGTCCATTGAAATCAATGGAGCTGGTTACGATGCTCTTTATATGGTTTCTTCCAGCGACCTGGCTGTTGACACCACTATGACAGTTGACGAGGAGGCTAGTGTCGTTGACATCGGCAGAGAGTTCCGTACTATGCTCAAGAAGAAGACGACGAACAAAAAGCTTCTGTCTTCCTTCGCCACCCTGGTTGCCTGACCAGTTTCCAAACCGTCCACGGGGCACAACCAAGTGCCCCACCCCTGCTATAATTACTTCATCCACAACGGAGATTACTCATCATGGCTCGTAAAGCAAACATCGAACAAGAAGCTCTCATCGCTTATATCTCTACTCACTTTGGCGAAGATTTCGGTAGCAACGCTGTGATTGCTGCTGCCGATGAATTCGGTAGTTCCTATCCCACCATCGCCAAGCGTCTGGAACCGTTCAAAACTGGTCACGGTCGCTGGAACCTGACTGCCCAAGAAATCGAAAAAACTTATAACTCTGCCGCTGCCGAACCTGCTGAGCAGCCTGTGGAGCATGTTGTGATCAAGCGTGAAAACCTTATTCCTGATAAAGATGCTAACTTCGTCAGCTTTGGTAACTTCAGTGATGTTAAGAAAATTATTTCTTCTGGGATCTTTTATCCTGTGTTCATCACTGGTATGTCTGGTAATGGTAAAACTTTCGGTGTGGAGCAAGCATGTGCTCAACTGAAGCGTGAACTGATCCGTGTCAACATCACCATTGAAACTGATGAGGATGATCTGATCGGTGGTTTCCGTCTGATCAATGGCGAAACTGTATGGCACAACGGTCCTGTGATCGAAGCTCTTGAGCGTGGCGCTGTTCTTCTGCTTGACGAGATCGACCTTGCTTCTAACAAGATCCTCTGTCTCCAGTCTATCCTTGAAGGCAAGGGTGTGTTTTTGAAGAAGACTGGTCGTTACGTGAAGCCTGCTGCTGGTTTCACTATCGTCGCCACCGCTAACACCAAGGGCAAGGGTTCTGATGATGGTCGTTTCATCGGCACCAACGTTCTGAACGAAGCTTTCCTTGAGCGATTTGCTCTTACCTTTGAGCAGGACTATCCCGCTCCCAAGACTGAACAAAAGATCCTTCAGAAGCTTTCTGCCAAACTGGGTTGTCTCGACGAGGAGTTTTGTGAGAAACTTGCTGCTTGGGCAGACATCATTCGTAAAACTTTCAAAGAAGGTGGCGTTGATGAAGTGATCTCTACTCGTCGTCTGTCTCACATCATTCGTGCTTACAGCATCTTCGGCAAGCGTATGAAAGCGATTCAAGTTTGTGTGAATCGTTTTGATGATGAAACCAAGTCTAGTTTCCTGGAACTGTATGACAAGATCGACGCTAGCGTTGGTGCCGAACAGGATGCTCAAGTCAAAGAAGAACCCCAAGATGAAGAAGCCTGAGTTTCACGGTTACGTGGGTAATATTGCCGTCCTTCGGGACGGCAGTTCCGTCAAAATTCTTGGTGGTCATCAATCAAAATTATTTGTAAAGACACTTGACGGGACAATTAAAGAATGCTATCATGAAGATCTACAGTATGTTACGGAGGAATGACTGAAATGCAATGGAAGTACAACGAGGAAAAAATCCTCAAAGATATTGAAGAATATGTAGTCAGCACTTATCATGGTCACTATTGTGGTGACGAAGATGGCTACAATGATATTCAGACAATTGATCTGATGGCAGCCAAAGGTCTTGCTGCTCCTTTTTGTCAAGCAAACATCCTTAAGTATGGCAGCCGATATGGCGACAAGGATGGGCTTAACAAGCGAGACCTTCTCAAAGTGATTCACTATGCTATGTTGCTGTTACACTTTGATGGTCACTATACTCGTACTCAAAACGGTCTTTCGGAGTTTAAATGAATAAAGTAACACTTTCCAATCAAACTAAAGAAGTTCTTAAGAACTATTCAACTATCAACGGTTCTATTCTGATTCGTGAAGGTTCTCAACTGAAAACAATCAACGTCGGAGAAAACCTTATTTCTCAATATGATTGTTCCGAAGTTTTCCCACAGACTTTCGCTATCTATGATCTGAATCAATTCCTTGCTGGTCTGTCTCTGTTCCAGAATCCAGTTCTTGAGTTTGAAAATAGCGAGTATCTGACTATTCGTGGTGACGGTCGTAGTGCTAAGTATTATTTCTCGGATCCCGAAATCACTCTTAAGACTGCTCCAGATCGTAAAGTAAACTTCCCTGGTGCTGACATCGAGTTCTCTATTACTAGTAGTGAACTTGAAGCACTTCGTAAAGCAGCTAATGTTTACGGTATTCCTGATCTAGTATTTAAATCATCTGCTGGCGGTACGGTTTCTCTCAATCTTTGTGATCGAGAAAATGAAACCAGCAACGTTTACTCCCAAGAAATCCTGGGAGACAACACTGGTGAGTACGAGTTGACAATGAAAATGGAGCATGTTAATCTTGTTCCTGGCAACTATGATGTTAAGATTTCCAGTAAGTTGATTACTGAATGGAAACATAGTTCGCTTCCCCTTGTGTATTACATTGCTCTTGAACCTTGATGAATAAAAAATTTTTGTGGGTGGAAGAATATCGTCCTCATACTATCGAGGATTGTATTCTTCCAGTGAGCATCAAAGAATCACTGAAAGGCTTTATTGAACAGAAGGAAATTCCTAATCTCCTTTTTTGTGGCTCTGCTGGTATCGGCAAAACCACTGTTGCTAAAGCAATTTGTGATGAGATTGATGCTTCTTATATTGTGATTAATGGTTCTGATGAGGGGCGTTTCCTGGATACTGTTCGGAACAAGGTTCGCCAGTTTGCTACGACCGTCTCACTGACCTCTGGGGCAGCCCACAAGGTCGTGATCATTGACGAGGCAGACAACACCACCCAGGACGTTCAGCTCTCGCTCAGGACCGCTGTAGAGGAGTTCCACACGAACTGCCGTTTCATCTTTACTTGTAACTTTCCTAACAAGATCATTGAACCACTACATTCTCGTTGTACTGTAGTTGATTTTAAGATCAAGAAATCAGAAGAAGATAAGCTACAAGCAAAGTTTTATGTTCGACTAAAAAATATTCTTGATGATAATCAGATTGAGTATCAAGATAAAGTTCTCATCAAACTTATTAAACGATATTATCCAGATTGGAGGAGACTGATTAATGAAACGCAGAGACACAGTGCCAACGGACGGATTGATTCTTCTATTCTTGTTGACATTGCCGACATTAATCTGGATGATTTGGTTCGCTCGCTAAAGAACAAAGAGTTTACCACAGTAAAGAAATGGGTTGTTGATAATATCGACAATGACCCAGCAATCGTCATGAGAAAAATTTATGATTCTTTGTACGATAATCTTAAAGGACCTTCTATTCCAGAAGCAGTTTTGATCATTGCCAAATACATGAGAGACATCACTGTAGTTGCTGATCAAGAAATTAATCTTTTGGCATGTCTTACTGAAATTATGATGGGGTGTGAATTTAAATGAACTTGAAAGTAAAGACTACACCAGAGAATGTCGCTGAAGCAAACTGGGGATTGTTTCGTTCTGTAATGAATTTGCCTGAAGCAGCAGCTCATTGTGGGATGACTCAAAAAGAAATGAAAATGACTTTTCGTGAATTTTTGAAATATCATGAACCAGATTGGGACACCTCAAAAAGTGTCCCTGTCGTCTTCGATGACATTCCTATGCTTGATATGATTGACGAAACCCAAGGAGGATTTTAATTATGCGCTGTCGTGTTCAACTCTATGTCGCTGGTAAAGTTTTCCATGAAGAAGTTGAAGCTAGGAATTATCAAGAAGCACGAGAGGTAGCTCTTGCTCGTAATCCAAATGCTAAGGTAATGGGAGTGACTGCTGTATTTTAATGAAGTACGAATTAAAAGATTACTTAAATTCAATTAATCAAACTAAAAAGAAAATACTTGACGATGACCCTGAAGCAGTAAAAGGATATCCTCCTTTTATTGTAAATAAATGCTTGTCTTCTTTTACAGATGCTATTCTGTATGCTAATGAGATGAATAAGAATGCTCATCTAGACAAGAAGCTCCAGTTTGACTTTTATATAAATAGTTTGAAACCAAGGAAACGCTTTAGTCCCTGGGTTAAAAAACAAACTCTAGAGCATCTTGAATTGGTGAAAGAGTATTATGGCTACAATCATAACAAAGCTCTTGAAGCATTACAGATTCTCACAACAGATCAACTTGAAGCTATAAAAAAAGCATTGTATAAGGGTGGAACAAAATGACAACTGATATTGAAATTCAATGGCAGCAATCTGATATGGTAGAGGTTTCTCTGGCTGAGCCAGACGACTTTTTGAAAGTCCGTGAAACCCTTACGAGAATTGGTGTTGCTTCACGTAAAGAACGAAAGATTTATCAATCTTGCCACATTCTCCATAAGCAAGGTAGATACTACATTGTTCACTTTAAAGAACTGTTTGCTCTCGATGGAAAGCATACAAATCTTTCGCTTAATGATGTTCAGCGTCGTAATCGTATTATTCAACTTCTTTCTGACTGGGGATTAATCACAGTAGTAGAAGCAGAAAAGATTAAAGACGTTGCTCCTCTTAATCAAATCAAAGTTCTTTCATTCAAAGAAAAAGATGAATGGACTCTTGAAAGCAAATACAACATCGGTAGAAAGAAACCAGAATGAGAACAGTCAAGGTTCAATTTCTAACCCCAGATAAACGTGTGGTGTGGATATTGTTGCCTTGGGGTAAAGCTCACTTGGACTGGTATCGTAATAGAGGATACACGATACTGATGACCGAACAATGATGGTAGGGTTAACCACCCTACCATTTTTTGTAATCTATGATAAATTATATGTGATGGGAGAGAGGTGGAAACACCCCCCATACGCTACGGATGCTCATATGAGATCCTAAGAAAACTCGCTTATTTAAGGAGAATAAAATGAATACCACTAAATACACTTGGAGTGTTTACTCCCCATTCTCGGTTGGGCTAGACGATGTATTTAATCGTCTGGATGCTATGACTGGTCACGGAACTAGCTACCCACCATATAATCTAATTAAGAATGACAATAGTAATTACGAGATTGAAATCGCTCTTGCTGGATTTAAAGCAGATGAGATTGAAGTCTCAACAGAACAGAACATTCTCACAGTTGCCAGCAAAGGTGAGAAACGAGATTCTGAACGAACTTACCCACACAAAGGTCTCTCCAAACGTTCTTTCA